CGGAAAGTTGGCTATCGTGCATAGGGCGTTGAGTAGTGATAAGCAGGGAAGGATAAATTTTTGAATAAACTTTTTTTCCTACGGTATTGATTATTTTAGACCTATGTGCAGGTATTGTCTATGGTTGCCAGGGTGATTGTAGACGGTTAATTTATTGGCTATCTGCGGCAATTCTAACGGTTACGGTGACGTATTAGAAAGGATTGTTTTGAAAATAGCGCGAGTATTCCCTACTAAAACAAATATGACACCAACAGATAAAGACGCTTATTCTGGAACACCTGATTTATTCACACCGAATTATGATGAGATACATATTTCAACGACATTCACTTGGGATATTGCAAAATCTCACAGACTCGCAGACGCTTGGCGATCTAAAGGCAAAGTTAAAATAGGTGGTGTTGCCATTGACGGAGAAAGCAATAAGCCATTTCAGGCAGGTATATATTTAAAAAAGGGTATAACTATCACTTCAAGAGGTTGTATTAATAATTGTTCTTTTTGTTTAGTGCGACGAGGTTTGGTTGAATTTGATGAGTTTCCAGAGGGCAACATCATTCAAGATAATAATATCCTTGCTTGTTCAGATTGCCATTGGCGATTGGTAATATCTATGCTTAAAAAACAAAGAGCGATTGAATTTAAGGGTGGTCTTGATAAATACCGTACCGGCGGCTTCCCTTGCCAGCCTTTCTCCTGCGCCGGAAAAAGAAAAGGAACAAGCGATGACCGCCACCTCTGGCCGAAAATGTTTAGAGTTATACAACTTACAAAGCCGACATGGGTTGTCGCTGAAAACGTGCGCGGGCTTCTTACTATCGAGCAGGGCGTGGTATTCAAACAAGTGTGCCTTGATCTGGAAAGTGAAGGTTACGAAGTCCAGCCGTTTATTATTCCAGCTGTCGCCGTTAACGCGCCGCACAGACGGGACAGGGTGTGGATTGTTGCCAACCGCTCAAACGCAAGGGCTGAAAGAGTGCAAGAATGGGAAGACACAGCCGATGATGTTACCGACACCGAAAACAAACGAAGCAAATGGTCCAGGGATACACGGACAGGGCGGACAGGATTGTCGGACAGTAGTTGGTCAAAAAACTGGCTTGAAGTTGCAACCAAACTTTGTGGAGTGGATGATGGGCTACCCACAAGGGTGGACGGATTTGAACTCACCAAAGCCAGGCACAGAGTTGAACGACTTAAAAGTTTAGGGAATAGTATTGTGCCCCAGGTGGCAGTAAAAATAATGAAAGGGATAAAATATGCGAGCGAAACCTAAAAAACTAAAAATAGGCAACATCCGTAAGCGTCTACAAAGTGAAGCCGAACATTTGTGGAAACGCTATTGTTTAGAGCGCGATAAGGTCTGCCAGTTATGCGGCGGATCTAAGGTCTTGCAGGTCCATCACTTGTTCTCAAGGGGCTACAAAAACATATTTATTGATGTGGCTAACGGGATAACTCTTTGCTCGGTATGTCATACAGGCGTTACGTTCCAGGATTGCCACAAAGAAAAACTGCGCCGTATAGTTATAGCCAAAGACAAAGACTCTTATGATAGGCTCTACGAACAGAGTTTAGACAGGCGACCTTTTTTGTTTTGGAAAGATGTAAATTGGCTTGAGCAACAAAGGGATGTTTTAAACGAAGGGATAAAAAAATGAAACCAAACGCAATTTAACCCCACAGGAGAGCAACCATGACGAATGATGAAGCAGTTGAGGTGTTGAAGAATATTGTTAGAGGTATAAATCAAGGGCATCACGAATTAAGTGACATAGATAAACAAGCCCTCACCCTCGCCATCTCTGCCCTTCAACAGCGAGGAACGGGGAAGAATTGGGATAAGTGGCTGATCGCCAGGGAGCTGAGGGGTAGATGAAACTTTTTTTTTGCGTTATTCTCGTCTTATTAGTTCTTTTAGCTCACGGGAATGGCTTGTTCGGAGATTTGGTCTCCGATGATGTCGGCTACAGGGATTGGACGCCTAATTTAGCTGAGTGTGGAGTTAATTTGCGCACGTTATTCAGCTACGTTACGCTCAAGATATTTGGGATTTCAGATCCTCTTTGGCTACATCTGCCAAATTTGATATTCCATATGGGTTGTGTTGTTCTTCTATTCTACGTTCTTGGCGCAGGTTATCCGGGTTTAATGGGGGCTGCTATCTTTGCCGTTCACCCCCTCACCACGGAATCAGTAGCGTGGATATCAGGCGGCCCATACGTTTACGCTGGGTTTTTTATGCTGCTATCGTTATGGGCGTTCAAGCGATTTTTATGGGCGTCATTACTGTTTTATATAATTGCCGTGTTGATGTGTTCCGAAAAGGCAGCTATATTCCCTTTGATTTTGTTGGTGTGGGTATGTTTCAACAGAGATAGATACACCCGTTTAATCCCATTTTTCTTATTTATGGGATTGATGGCATATTGGGCGCTCGCGTTCCGTATGCCGGAGAGATTGGCTAACCTGGAGTATGCCTATCAAGTCAGGCCCAGGAGTGTTTCTGCGTTTACCCTCCTTCCGATATCAACAACCCGGTATATCGAGTTATTTGTTTGGCCGGAGAAACTGACGTTTTATCACACAAATATGGTTTTGACATATCAGGAGTATTGGTCCCGGGCCGGGATTCTGCTCTTGATCCTGGCAAATATGGCCTATCTTTTTATTGATAATCAAAGAAAAGAACTATTTTGGCTATTGGTTTTTTTCATATCTTTAATCCCAGTTCTCTTGCCGTTTGGTTTATCGTGGGTGGTGGCGGAACGATACGTCTATTTCGGGACTATCTGCTTATCAGCCGTGGCGGGGATGGTGTTAAGCAAGGCAGGCAAAACAGGTATTTTTATATTTTTAGTCATAATGACAGCACTGACAACTCAAACCTGGTTTCGTAACAGGGAGTGGCGGCACGAGTTCTTCTTATGGCGCGCTACGGAGAAGTATTCCAATTCATCCATGCTTCACCGAAACTTAGGAGAGATGTATTCCAGGTTCGGTAACTATCCAAAAGCTGAAAATCATCTGGTGAAATCTTTAAAAATGCGCCCATCACCTGAAGCATATCACAATTTAGCCGTGGTCTATAACAGGCAAGGCAGGACAGCGGACGCGAAACAGTTACTCCAGAGAGCATTTCAGTTAAATCCGAATTATCTAAAAGGGGTGTATCGTGAAAGACATAATTGATATTTTGAGATTGTTTGTAGAAATCCTATTCTTAGTGGCATTCGTATTGATTGTCGGAGGTGTGGTTTTTGTCATGCCGGTTGTTATCCAACAAAACTCAATAACAAGGGAAGATTTGATAAACGATTATTTCATAGACTTGAAGAGTAAGGGGGTAAATACTATACAGTTGCAATATAGAGGTCAAAACATTAAATAAAGTATTTGACAAAGGAGGTGCAATGAGATAAAATTACAAACAGACAGGCAGATCACCTGTCGGAGATTAAAAAGCCATTCCTTGCAAGGCGGGGAGTGGCTTTCTTTTTCGACAAAAGGAGAAAATGGGCAAAGGGAAGCGCAACAGGCCAAAGGGCTGGAAGGACCTAACGTATCGCCAAAGGCTTTTTGCCTTGGAATACATCAAAGATCTGAATGGTACTCAAGCGGCAATAAGAGCAGGGTATGATGATACCTGCGCCAATGAGATGGCGTGTACTAATCTTCATATGCCGGCCGTTAAGAAAGAGATAGACAGACTGTATGAAGAATTAGCCGCGCGTAAATTGATTACAGCAGAAATGATTCTTCTTGAGCTATTAGCTATAGCTCGTATTGATCCAAGCGAGGCCTTTGACGCTGGGGGGAGCGTTAAGGATCTTAAAGATATGCCGGTAACCCTGAGAAAGTGCATATCTTCGATTGAGGTTGAAGAGGAATTTGACAAACTAGGACATAAGAAAACGGGCTATACAAAGAAGATTCGCTTTTGGAATAAAAATGACGCCCTCAATACACTCGCCAAACATTTAAAACTGATAACGGATAATCATAATAATTTAGTTTTACCCGGTGGAAAGCTAGTTTTCCAGGATATCAAGTTGGCAGGCCGGACGGCAGAAGATCTGTTCAATGATATTCATAGCAGGCTAGCTATGCAGCATGAGGAAAAGAAGTGATATTGCCCTATCCAAAAGACATTATCGAAAATGGAATGTTTAGGTCCAAGCTTCTTGCGCGTTGTGAAACAGATACAGATCTTCGCGCGGAAGTGAAAGAATTGTGCAAACAAGATATTCTATTCTGGGTAAACTGTTTTTGCTCTACAAAAGACCCGCGCCGTAAGCCTGATCTTTTGCCGTATATAACCTACCCCTATCAAGATGAACATATTTTGGAAGTCAAGACTGCTATAGATAGCCAAGAGGATTATTTGAACGATAAGAGCCGTGATATGGGCGCGTCTTGGGATATTCTGTATGTCTTTACTTGGTTCTGGTTGTTTGAGAAAGGCTCTGATTTCCGTGTAGGCAGCCGTAAAGAAGAGTATGTTGATAAACTGAATGATATAGATACCTTGCTTGAAAAAATACGATTTTGTTTGCGCTATCAGCCTACTTGGATGTTGCCTGATGGATTTGACTTCAATAAGCATGCAGGATTTATGCGCATCGTAAACCCTGTTTTAGGCAATGCGATAGTAGGAGAGAGCGCCAATCCTCACTTTGGATCTGGTGGCCGCAGGAAGGCGATTTTGCTGGATGAGTTCGCGAAATGGGAAGAAAGTGTTGCTGTGGCGGCCTGGACTTCGACTGCTGACGTCACACCTTGCCGAATAGTGATATCCACACCAGTAGGATCGTCAAATAAGTTCGCTCAGATAGCTCTTGGCACTAAGGAGAAGGTTAAAAAGACCTCTTTGCACTGGACGCGGCACCCTGCAAAGGCAAGAGGTGCTTATTATATAGATAATGGCAAGAAGATCGAAATACCCGATTGGACACAGGCCTTTGCCATTTGGAAACGCCTAGGCTGCACGTCTGGCGTTGTAAGGTCGCCATGGTATGACCAAGAGGCAGAACGTCGTTCTGAGGCAGACCTGGCGCAAGAGGTGGACATAGATTACAGGAGGTCAGGTTACCCGTTCTTTTCGCTGGTTGCCCTGGAGAAGCAGAGGGCATGGGGGTTCTTTCAGCGTAGAAGCCACGGTGATATTGTCCCCTACGGTAAACACATTCGGGCCACGCTTGTTGAGATCGACAATAAAATCGAGGTTAGAGAGGCGTTCAATGGTTGGTTGAGGATATTTGAGCTTCCTAAGCTGGGTATTCAGTATATTGTGAGCGCCGATGTGTCAGAAGGGCTGGCTAAGGGGGATGAAAGCTTTCTTGTGGTTAGGGAGAAATGGACACGCAATGTTGTCGCGGCAGCAAACGGGCTATACAAGACAGATGATGATTTCGACCTGAAGATATACAAGGCAGCTAAGTTATACAATAAAGCAGAAGCAGCTCCGGAGAACAACAATCATGGCTATTCTGTTGTTCAAAATTTGTTGAAGATGGATGTCAAGCTGTATGAAACTAAACGAGTTGACAAGGATAACAAGGTCTCAATCGTTAAGCCAGGTTGGACCACTACAAGCACAAGCCGGCCCGCCATGCTTGACCAGCTAGAAGAAGAGATACGAAAAGGCGTGTTTGAAATAAGAGATGAGATCCTTATCAATCAGTGCAAGACATTTGTATCCAATCCAAAGACTGGCAAGCCAGAAGCGGACGGAGAGTTTTTAGATGACGGCGTTATTGCCTTGGCCATAGGTGGCGCGGTCATAAAAGAACATCCATATAGATCAAACACTGATCGGACAGACGCAAAACAATCGCAGAGGGTGAATGAGCTTAAACAGCCAGCGTTTAAATTCTAATCCTGTGTAAATAAGAAAGGATAACTATGCCAGGTACAAGAAGTAAGGATTACACATTAGAGCGCGAGAAGAGCTCGGAAGTAGATAAGCGCATAGAAGCGCAGGAAATCCCGGTATACATGGAGCGTCTGGAATTATCTGAGGAACAGAAGAAGCGTATTGTCGATGAAATATTGGAAGAGTTGGAAGAGATTATAGCTGAGCGCGAAACCGAACACATGGACGATAAAGATGATGCCCTTGACCGACAATACGAAGGTGTTATGCAAGAAGACGAACGCAGGCAGTTTAACCTAAATCGGCGTGTAACCAAGATCAAGGTGGACAAGGTTACCAGCTTAATTATGCAAGCTATCTTCGACAGCGATCCAAAAATATCAGTATCTCCGAGACCAGAGTTTGCCAGAGAGGGTGGACAGGATATATGCGATAGTCAATCTGATTATCTGGATTATAGCTTAGATAATCTTCCGTTCCGTGCGCCTTTCGGCATGGCCGTTCATTCCGGGGTTTTGAAAGGCTTGGGATATCTCAAACTATTCCACGAAATAGAACAAGTTGACCGCAGGCGAGAAGAAAGATATGCGGGCATAGTATACGGCAAGGATGAGTCCGGAAACAATGTTGTCATAGATGATCAGGGTTTAAAAGAGTTTTTGACTAATTATCCGGATGCGGACAAGAGATACCCGGGATTAGTCAAAGATATCATGGAGGGCAAGGAAATAAACATCATCTCCAAATACAAAGAGACCATTTATAATGACCCTATGCCGCGCTGTGTAAACAAGAAAGACCTCTATGTCCGAAAATCTGCTGAAGGCTATCATGGCATGAAGTCGCAAAAGCTATTAGCAGAGCGTAAGACCTATCAATGGTGGGAGCTTGAGAAACTCGAACGTAATGAACAATTTTACGATATAGATAAACTTACCTACGAGGCCGCAAAGCAAGGCGCGGAATCCAAGCGTGTAAAAAAATATAAGAACAAAGAATACGAGATATTTGAATGTTCATTCTTTACCAAGCTGAAAGAGAGCGACGAAGACTATACTCGCGGAATATTTTGGATAAATAAAGAGAAAAAGCTAATGATAGGCTCTATTCTCTATCCATATTTCAGCGTTGATTGCGTATATTTTCCTATCATAATAAGCAAAAAGAAGGCTGGCCTGTATCAGGCAGGCGTGGGCGAGGATTTAACTGATACAAACATAGCCGAGAGTGCTATTCTCAATTTTGTATTAGAGGGTGCTTATATCTCTAACATGGTAACGCCTATCGTTGAGAAGGACAGCGAATTAGAGCGTCAGTTTTTAGAAAAGCGTTGGGCACATGGAATCCCCCTAAACGCTAAGGCAGGGCAGGTTGATTTCTTACAAAAATACATGAAGCCGCCTGATATACAGGGACTGTTATTACTCATGCAGCAATTACTCCAGACAGACGATGATGTTTCCAGGGTGTCGAGTTTGATGTCCGGCAGGGAGACGCCTCTTGATCCCACAGCCCCGGCGCAAAAGACATTGGCTTTGTTGCAGCAAAGCGGGATAGGGGTTAAAGACTACATAGAAACAATGGCACCTTGCATCAACGAAATATTCAATGCGTTCCTGCAAATGCAGTATCAGATGTCAAAAGAGGGCAGGAAGTATAAACCAAGAACACAGGCTGTTGTCGGGAGGGATCCTTTCAAGAGTATTAGCCGCAATGCTATGGTCGCTCGGACAAATATACAAACTCAAGCTGTGGCATTCGACTTCGACAAGCAGAACGAAAAGAGGGAAGACCTCGCGTTGTATCAGGTTCTAAGGCAAGAGCTTCTTATCGCGCGTAATCCCAATGCGGTGTATGCAATACTAAAAAATATTATTAAATCTTGGTCTCCAAAATGGAAAAATAACATTGATACAATCCTCCCGCCGTTAGAAGAGTTCCAAAAAGAGCAGGTTATGACGGCATTAAAGGCCTTAGCTTTGTATGCCCAGCAGAAACAGCAAGATGCGCAGATCACAGGCTTGCCACAGGAGATGAAAGCTGAGGAGTTTCTCCCTATGATGAATGATATGGTGGCGATGATAGCAACGCCACCAGATAAAGAAGCTATTAAAGCACAGGAGGCAAATGCGTAATCCATTCAAACCCTTAACAACAGAAGAGATTAAGAAGCAGAAAGTTGAGCGTGAAGAGATAAAGCAAAGACTTCAATGCCTATCATCTCTTGGCCAGAAGTGTATGGCCAATCCTGATTTTAAGAAATACAGGGATGAGCTGGCGGAGCAGAAAGATGCTATTATCAAGCTGATGATTAAGGCCGTTGACCCTGATCCTATGCAAGACGCCTTTTTCTTGCGGGCATGTTTGAATAAGCTATCTGTCTATTATGAGATACTGGAGCTCCCGGAAGATGACGCATCAAGGAGGGTCGATGGAGGACAATAGACCACTTAACTTTGAGCAAGCCTGTAATTATCTCGACGAGAAGAAAGAAACACTTGCTGAAGATACTAAGAAGGACGCGCAAGGTTTCGATGCGATAGTGAACGCTTCTCCAGAGAGTAGAAAAAAAGCTTTAATGTATTGGCTTTGCCGAGTTGATTGGATAAGTCCCGCAGTAAAGAAATTGATCCCGGCTGAGTTCTTATTAGGCGGCGGAGAGAGTAATAAAGAATTGCTACGTTCGATGAAGCATTTTATGACGCTAAGAATATACGGTCATTCTTTGCCCTATATTTCAAATTATCTTGGTCGCAGTGTTCAATCGTTGTTAAAAATGGAAAAGGCAGCTATTGTGGCAATCAGAGAAGAGATGGAAAAAACACAAAAGAATTGCATACCAATATTGGGGAGAGGATAGTGGCGAAACTTCTACAGTTTAGATGTCCAAAGTGTCAACGACTCTTGTTCAAAGTCGGACAAGGCGCTTCTATACTTGCGTACCGCGATAAAGATATGCGGTTCTATCAAGGCAAGAACAACAAGATGATTGTTGAGTGTTCAAAGTGTTTCACTATTTCGGAGGTAACTAGGGATGGACTTGTCGAGTTTAAGAAACCGGTTGAAGCCGCAGCATAGGATGAGGGAATATAAATGCCGTTATTGTGGCAAACTTCTTATGCGCTACGGCTCTTTTCACCACGAGTTCCCGGAATACAAAGAATTGCGCGTTGAAAAAGGCATGTACCAGAAGGAAAATTTTGAAGCATTACAACTATTCCATCCTGAAAAGCCAGGCAAGCCGATAGGGTTACATATAAAAAAAGCAAGGTGCGCTTCTTGTGGTATGCACAATAGATTCACTGTAATTTTCGGAGTTACTGACGAGAGGCTAAAGATCGCGAGGTGATATGGAAGGTGGCGTAATGACGGCTCGGAAAGAAAGAATAATTTGTTCTTGCTGTTCTCGTTTATTGTGCTATATTTATAGTCAAGGACCGGCAACTTTAGGCCGTGAGGTAGAAATAAGGCAAGGTGTGTCGGGAGTTTTTTTAGAAATTAAATGCGGGAAATGTGGAAACATAGTTAAAGTTTTAAGGGAACAGCTCTTAGAGAAACTTTAGAGCGCCTTAGAGCGCCGGAACAAACAGAGGCCTTAGAGCCCAGATATCCAAAAATGGATGTTTGGGCTTTTTTGTTTTTTAACACAGAGGGAAATATGGATAAGAAGAAACGAAAGCCGAGGTATTGAATGGAACACGGAAAGGAGCGAAGAGAAAATGAAGGGAATGAAATCACTAGGACGAAAAATGGGTAAAAACATGGCTGTTTCTTCCGAACAAAAAGAAAGTATGTTTTATCCTTCTGTCCGCATGGAAGAAAAACAGATGCCAGGATTAAAAGGAAAAACAGTTGGCGATATGGTCATGCTTAAAATGCACGCAGTAGTTAAGGGAGTTTCAAAGTATGGAGATGGCGATACTGAATACTCGCTTGATTGCGAAAAAGGAATGATGGAATAATTATGGCACTCTGCATAAGCAGACCCATTTAATAATTTATAAGGCGGCACCCGAGAGGCCCGCAAAGGAGAAGAAGATATGTTAGTACCAAAGCTAGACCTCGAAGCCCTAAAGAACTCTGATACTTTAACCGAAGATCAGAGTGCCACTATCGCCCTGGAAGTTCTTCAAGAAGAAGAGGCCGCTAAAGGCGAACCCTCTGATGAAGAACAGAAAGAAACCGAAGAAGGCGCTCAGGAGAAGGTTGAGGAAGAATCAGGAGATAAGCCTAAAGAGGGAGAGGAAGAGGCCGGAGAGAAAAAGCCCGAGGATGAGAATAAAGATGAATCCGATGAGGCTAAAAAAGAAGAGGCCGAAGAGGGATCAAAAGCTGAAGAAGAGGCCGAGGCCAAGAAGAAAGCGGATGAGAAGGAAGTCGAAGATTATGCTAAAGAACATAGCGTATCGATCGAAGAGGCAAGGGAGGACTTTGGACACATAGCAAAAATCCAGGAGAAGTATAAAAACGATCCGAAGCACTTAGCGCAAGCTAACCTTCATATTCAACGTCTTTATACCAAGACCCAGGAAGAGCTGAAGGGCCTAAAAGCAGCTCCCCCCATCCCTCCGCCTCCAGTTGCAGATGTTCTTCTCAAAGCTATCGAGGACGGTAAGCTGACAATCGATGGTAAAGCTATTTCTAGGGAAGATGCCATCGATACTTATCGTAAGGAAAATCCAAAATTGGAATCTGTTGAAGATGAAGTAGTCCTTGATTTCATAGTCAAGGATCTTCAAAAAGATATCCAAGTAAGAGCTAAAGAGGACGCTATAAAGGTTTCTTCTGATGCTAGGGATAAAAGGGAAAAACTTTTATCTTCCTTGCCCGATGCGGATAAGCGATTTTCTGCGGAAATTAAACCTATTCTTAACAACATTCCCGATATCGGAGTTGTTAAAGAGGACTTCGACCTTACACCGTATATTTTATACGCTAAGGGAAAAGTTTATGACAAAGAAGTTAAGGAAGCCGAAGAAAAAGGTTATAAGCGTGGCAAAGAAGAATCAAAGATCATAGCCAAAAGGCCGGATGGTGGAGTGGCTGCCGGGGCTGGCGGGAAGAAAGAAAAAACAGCGTCAGGACTTACGGACGCTCAAAAAGAGGAAGCTTTGGAGCATTTTGCAAACTTCCCCGATTCAACGGTCGAGCAAAAATATTCTTGGTATAAAGAAATACTCGACGACGAAAATAATAGAAAATCTAACAAGGGAGAATAAACATGGGCGAAGAACTGAAATATGGTCATAGGCACGGCGGAAAAGTTGCCGTTCCTGTAGCAATGGCCGCCTCGCAGGTTATATCCGCGCAGAGCGGTAAGTTCGTTTATATGAACGCAGGGGCCGCAACGTTAAACGTTGACGGTTCTACTACGATCTTCGGGCATTTGGAGGCGCATGCTCATACGCCGGCCACAAGCGCAGTACTGAATTGTATTGTTGATCTTACAGCCGTTTTTCGTATCCCGGTTAATTCCGGCACATATGTAGTCGGTATGCAGGGCGATCTTTGTGATATCTCCATTTCTAGCGATATCCAGGGCGCACAGTTAGACGCTTCGGTAGAAGACACTTTGATAGTTGTTGGTGGATCTGCCGCTGTTTACGTTGACGTTATGATGAATCCGTCAAAGTGGGGAACGGGATTGGGAGTTGACGCGTAAAGATAAATTGGATAATTCATTTTGACAAAAAAGGTTCTTAAAAAGAGAGGTAAATAATGTCGGGCGTAAGAGCTGATCAGTTGGCACTGTATGTGAAGGACATGTATAAAGCCGAAAGGGAAACATACCAGGAAGTTGAAACAGGTTATAACAGGATATTCAAGGTAAAAAATGGCGTAAAAGGCGGAGGGGATAAGTATACGCAGATCCTAGGTGCCGGCGCATTAACACGTCATTCTCTCGAAGGACAGGATATCCAGTATAAATCGCCCATTCAGGGGTGGGAGTTTTTGGTTAAATACCATACCTACTCGGATGGTATTTC